ATTCTTTACTTTGTTGCCGTATTCATCTTTACGCTCTTCGCCGGCTTTTCTATAAGGACCTTCAAAAGGAATATCTGTGCCTTCGCTACGAAGATCTTTGTCAGCGCCGTGATATGTGCCTTTGCCTTTGGTGATATATGAATTTACGCGAGCGTGTGCCCACTGTTGTGGAGTTGTACCTGGACGATGGCCACTATTCCAAGCAGCAATACCACGAGCATATACTTTTTTCAAGGTTGACAAAGATACGCCAGATTTCTTTGCTTTATCTGCAAGACCGCTTGAAGCTTCTTCCACCATTTCCAGAATTTCTTCTTTCATTGGCTTCTTTTCTTTGGCCATCATCGCACGAACTTTGTCTGCAGTTTTTTTGTTTGCATCAGTCGGTTCGTCGGAAGTCGGCATCGAGCCTTCTTTCATCTCTTCTGCTTCGCACTTTTCGCACTCGCAGTCAGCTGGACATTTCTTCGCTTCTCCGAGAATACCGCGAACTGTATTAAGAAGATCAGCGCTGAATCCTGTGATTTTATTCGTTAACATTTCTTGCTCCGTTTATTTGAATCTATTTATGAAATTATTTCATCGATGCTCGGAGCATCCATGCGTGTTTGTTGTGCTGATCGAGTCTTTCTTCGAGGAAGTTAACAAGACCATATGCTTTGGCATTTTCAGCAGCATTTCTTGCAATCGTTAAGCTACCTAAAACTTTTGCATTATCTGTATATAAAATGCTTACCATACGATCTGCTGGTATAATGAAAACTTCATCTTCGATCGACGTCAATTCAAGAAATCGACTAAACGCTGCAGGAGTATATGCACTTGCGGCTCTAATTTCTTCTGCAAACGGATCAATCGCTTTACCGATTTCTTCATAGATCTTACCGAAAAAGTCGTGATACATCGGGAACATTGGTCCTTCGACGTTCCAGTGATAGTTTTGTGCTTTCACATACAACGCATACGTATCTGCGAATGCTATTTTAAGTGGGTTTGTAATCTCTTCCATCAGTTACACTTCCATCTACGAAGGGACATTGCTTTGCGAGTCGGTCTGCCCTTCTCGTCTTTCATTGGACCTTTGTTACCACTCATACGAGCACAGAATGATTTACGTCTGCCTGCGGCTTTTGATCCTGGCTTGACTTTACCAGTCACGGCCGTCTGAAGATTTGATCCAGGATTCTTGGCACGATAGGCTTTTACACCCTTCGCTGTCATACCTGCACCCTTCTCAGTGGCGATGAAGTGACCTTTCGAGTCTTCGCCACGCTCAGTGATGAATTCCTTAAATCCGATCATTCTGCTTCCTTCTCAATATCAACTTCGTGACGAACTTTTTTCCAAACATATCCTTTTGGAGTGCGAACCTTCACCATCTTGAAGTCGCCTCTTCTTTCGATATCTTCGTCGAAAGTTGTATTAAACACTTCGTTGATATCTGCTTTTTCTTGTCCAGGAGTTTCTTTCTGATACTTCTTGACGAGTAATTTAGTACCGACTTCGCGATCTGCTGCAGTATCTTCTTTTAATCCGAACGCAGCATCGACCTTCTTATGGCCATGCTTATTACGCAGGTAGTGTGATATTGCATGATCTTTTGTTTTGAATTCAGAAGTATCAACTACTTTGCTTTGTTGCTTAATAAGGCCGCGTAGAGTTTTAATATCGTGCTTTTTTAATGAGTCGTATTCTTTTGCAATCGGATGTTTTTCAGTAGCTTCTGAAATACCGGCATGCTTATGTGCCGATGCTTTGAAGTTCAAGCCAAAATATTTTACTTTGCCATGCTTGTTCGAAGCTTTCCAACCGCGTTGTTCAGTGCTGCCTTTTTCTTTAAAGGCTTTTACATATGGTGTATTGTTGGACTCGTCGATGACCTTCTTTTTAATCTGATCTTGAGCGATACGAATCTGTTGTGGATCGGCGTCAGTCTCTCTTTTCGTATGCATCTTATGACGCTTAATATACTGAACTTCTTGACGTTCTTGAGTACCAGTTTCTTTATGGTCAGCAGTTCTTACGCCACCATATCTGACTTTACCATGTCTTGCAGTATCGGCAATCTTATTGCCTACTTGATCTTCGACTGCTTCTTGAGCTGACTTTAATCCAGCAGGAGTTGGAGCGCCTTTTTCTCCTGGCTTACGCATACGTTCACCAGATCCAGCCGCAATTCTTTTGCGTTTGGCATGAATATTGGCCCATAGGCTTTCATTGACATCTTCTCCGTACATTGCATGATACTTCTTCGTATGTACAGATTGCGGCATCGGCTTCTTACGAGCTGCTTTATCACCAGGTGCATCTTGATATGCACGAGCATCTTTGTCAGAATACTTTTCCATCTTCTTCCAATGGGCTTCACGCGCCTTGGCAGTTGATGCACTCAGTCCAGTATGATAAGCTTCGAAGACATTATCGAGCTTATCGTTGATAAGTTTCTCTTCGCGAAGATCTGCATCGAGTGTCCATGCTCTGCCCTTGGCAATGTAGCTATTCACTCTTGAGAAAGAAAATTGTTCTTGTGTTGTTCTACCGTCGTCTTCCCACGCAAAAGAACCGCGCTCGAACACCTCTCTGAGGGTCGAGAACGGTATACCAGTTCTTTCAGCTTTGTGAATAAGAGTAGAAGTTGCGGCATCTTCTGGAAGGACTGCGCCGAGCAGTCTTTTCAGTGTAATACCCATCGAGTTGTTATTCTCGTTCAAAGCATCGATCGAATCACTAATGATGTCGACGAGTTGCATCGAAGTCTTATTATCAAGACTCTCTACGATATTATTGAATTCTTCATTGACTGGTGCAGCGGTCGCATGCTTTAACTTCTCTCCAGATTGGAATGAAGCGAGACGATTGACTTCAGCTTTGCGAAGTGAAGGCAGCAGTCTTGCAGCCAATCTTCGAATTAGTTTGACTTTCTTATCGACTACTTTGTCTACTTGAATCTTTTCAGATGTGGTCAGCTCAGTATAAGGTGTACCCTTCCGAGCCGAGAATCTCATCTTGACAATGTTTCTTGCTTTGTTAATTGCTCGAGCCTTCAGCTTATCTTCTGAGGCGAGCTTATGTTGCGAAACTTCTTTCGCTCTCTGCATCTTCGGCTCTTTTGCCCTTAAGATGCGAGCTCTGCGTTGTCGCTGAACCAGTGTCAGCGCTTTCTTCTCAGCTAAGGTATCAGTTAGGACTACGGTATCCTCGTTATGCTGGCGATTGCCGAGACCCTTAAGCTGAGGACGGATCTCGATACCATCAAGTGGTTTGCCAGTTACAGACTTTCCAGTTGGATTCTTTAATTGCTTAGTATCAACCGGTTTTTTATTCTTATCTTCCATCAGAGTTTCCCTTGGGCTTATCTGTTACACAAACGGGATTGCCGTAGCCTAACCGCAAACCTATTTATAACAAGGAAACTTTAACGGATCAACTAATCCAGTTTTTAAATCGAATAATAAATGATTCGTTGACACCCATACCTTTACGAACATCGTGGTATAACTCGTCTTTATGTGCTTTGCTCATACCAGATGGAGCCATCTTATGAAATGATTCTTTGTCACCAGCTGTCACATGTTTACGCATCGCAGTACCAGAAGCAGACTCAATTCCGCCTCCGCCTTCTTTACGTTCACCTCCGACTGACTTCACTTTAATGCTCTTAAAATTGTAGTGACCGTGCTTCAGATCTTTGCCATTATACTGATGTAGAAGCTTATGGAATTCATTGACACGATCTGATCCGACATGCATCGTCACATGCGTATAACCAGCCTTATGTAGCTTTGACATCTGATGGAGCAGAGTCGGATGTTCTTTTGTCATTGCTTCGACGTGTGCACCCTTCACAGCACGAGAAAGATGTTTCACCTTCTGTTCTGGTGTCAGAGGATTCTTCTTGGCATCATGAGATCCAGTCGTCAAGATCTTGTGATCAGCGCCTTCAGCTTTGGCAGAATCCATGACATGCTTTACAACCATGGCATGTCCAGCATGAACAGGATTAAATCTTCCTTGTGTAATATGAATGGACTTCATACTGTTTTATCCCTATTAAAATTGGCTGCCGAGAACTCAGCACGATCAACAAACTTAGTAGGACGATTGTGTCTGACTACCACAAAACCTTCAGGCTTTGCTTTCTTTCCATTAATGCTATGATCAAATTCTGAATTGCTAGAAAGCGTATTCGTTAATACATTCTTGGCCTTCTGCAGTGCCTTATGTTGATTTAACACATTTTCAAAGTGCGCACGATTACGTTGAACGTGACCAATTGCAGTTTCCATCTCAGCTGTCTTCGCTGCTTTTGATTTGTCAGTTTTTACACTGTCAACTTTTTTCTGATGCGACTTCATGTAGTGATTCATAAAACCTTCTACATTCGGTTTTGTGCCAGTACGAACAGTATGATTGATATAAGTCTTCAAAGGAATCTCATGGCCTTTGATCGCTTCATATGTTTCAGGCTTTGTTTTCTTATTGACTGCTGCGGCTGCAGACATCGCCTTCGCAAATTTTTCACGATTCTGAGGAGTATACTTGATATTATCAAGGCGATGTGCAGTAGAAATCAAATGCACATCTTTATGCAATCCAAAATCATTGAGTTCAGCACCGTGTTCTGCTTGCATGTCTTCGAGGTTATTACCATTATATTTGGTATGAACGGCAACTCCGATCTTAGAGTTCAGAGCGGCTTTACCTTGAGCTGAAGCCTTTGCGGCAGAATATGTAATAGTATTCGGAGTGAAGTGCACTTTCCCGTCAGATTCATGCACATCATTAGGTGTATGCATAATATCACCTTGGAAAACACCCTTCTTCGGTGTGACTTTCGGAAGATGCTGCAAAGCTGCTTTCAGTTTTTCTACCAAACCTGGAGCGTGACCATGATTTTTTTGAATATCTTCTTCTGTATAATTGATCTTTGGATTCTTGTTAAATGCAGACTTTGATGCGACAAAGAATCGGCCAGTTTGAGGATGACGACCGAATACCACAGAAGGAGAACCATCATACTTCATGGTTACTTTGGTATCGTTCTTCTTACCTATAAGCTTGTCATGCACATCTTTCAGATTATGGTAAGCATGAGAAAAGCCTTCGTGACCAGCATTGATCACATGATCTTCGGCATGCTCAAGATGCTTCAGTTTGCTTTCATCAAGCTCTTCTGCAAGGAAATTTTTAAAACTTGTCATCGTACTGTTTTTACCGATCCGTCAGGATTTACAAAGAAAGCTTCGAACGTAATATCAGGAAACTCTTTCTTCAACGAAAGAAATGCCTGAAGATTGCTAGGAGCATCATCAAACAACCGAAGCTTTACGTAGTTCTTTGTATTTATATACTTGCGAAAGATGATCTTCTTGGCTTCTGCCGAAGAGTCGATCTTCAGGTTACCAGCACGTTCGACGTGGATATTATCGATAGGTAGACCATGATCTCTAAACGTCTGAAGGAAGATATCTTTATTATCGAAGTCAGCACGCGCTGTACAGATAATCACTCGACTATGAGGATTTTTTTTCGAGTTAGCAAAGATAGCTTTTGTTTTAGCGACCATTCGAGTGATTGGCTTCGATGACTTGCGGAATACCTCTGCGTTAGCAAACTCTCCGAAGTCGTAGGTTTCACCCTTCTTACGTTTGTAAGTGTTGAATTCTTGGTTGTCGAGCATTCGAACGGTCTTACCGTCTTTCACAACAGCAACCTTGGCATACGTATGGAAGAGCGTCTCATCGATATCAAATATCGTAAGCGTACCTGAACCAACAAACTCTTTGAATCGTTTCTTTATCATAGTTTACTCTACTATAGTTTTGATAAAATGTACATGCTTATTTTAAAAACGGGTTCTTTTTTGTTGTGCCCGGTTTTAAGGAGTATAGACTCTTTGGCATATTTGTAATTTTGATTTCTGGTTGAATCTCATAGAATGCCGAACCGCTACTTCTAACACCGATTCTCATTTTAAAATCACCCTTACAACTTCCATTGGCTCCAAGAACTGGAATATCACTTGGTAGTTTAAGAGGATTTGATGTACCAATCATATAGAAGTCGTCGCCTGCTTGCATATATTCAGCGGGTTCCGCTTTAGCTTCTAGATAATGCGCTGTAACCAATTTGCCGAGATCTACTCCTGTCACAGTAAGAATGTACTGGGATCTTGTTTTAAAATAAGCTTTTACAGTTTCATATGGAACAGCTTTAGGATCACTCAAAGGACCTTTTGTAGATGGTAGAATCATATTCTCCCAATCTTTAGCAGCAAACTTAGCAATATCTTTTAAAAATTGTTTTGTTTTTTGGTTTTCTGATAAGTATTTTATAGCAAAGTTTTTTACTGGATCTAAAGGTTTAGCAGCATCCCATTCACCAGCATTGTAAGAAACTCGAGTGTTTCCAAGATTGTCAGTATGATTCATTTTAACTTCAATCCAGGTTGCAACACCTTTATGAGTTACTTTAATATCTGGATATTTTACACCAACAGGCGGCCGTTCGGCTAAAATACCTAAAGATTTGATATAATCAGCTACGTCTTTTTCATATTTGTCAGATGCTGCACTCATAAAAACTCCTTTCATCTATTTATAGACAAAAGAAAACAGGCACGTACACATTTCTGTGCAGCGGTGCCTGTCATATTAAGTATATTTATGTGTTACGCTGCGATTGCAAACCATTCGGGCACTGGACGTTTTGTCCATGCCATCTTGAATCGCTCTTGCTTCGTCTGATAGAACTTACGATAAGATCCTACGATGTCGCTATAGTCGATACACTCAGGATTAGCCTTCATCGCCAACGGCTGAGAAGTCTTGTAACCGACTGGAATGTTACGAGGCAATTGCTTCAAAGCTTCGCGAAGCAATGTATCAGTGCTATGAATCTTGCCATAGCGATACGTGTACTCGTCACAAAGGGCAGCGAAGTGAATCCAGTGCCAAGTGTAGTTGTTATTACTTTGTGCAGTCCATATGGTGCAAGGATGGTGCATGTGCACAGCCCGATAGAACGTATTTTCTCGTTCGTCAGGAAGAGTCCATGCCTTCGACATCGTCTTACCAGACTTTGAAGGTATACGACACTGTTCACCGTCAAGCATACGATGAACTGTTGAAAGCATCTGAGCACTCTCGACAATCATCTTTACAACATGCTTGTCGCATTGCAGCTGAGCTGCCTTGACTGGATCACTGTCGAGAATAAAAAGATTCATAGTCCGGCTTTCTTTACCAAGTCCTTGTAACCACGCCATGAAGGGTGGATATTATCAGGTTGAACATACGAAGTAGAGATGATACGATCTCCGTAACTAACAGCAATGCTCTTCACAACGGCATTAATTCCAGGCTTGCAAAAATCTTTGTTACAAGGAGGCATAATCCATACTACATTGCCTACCTTAACACGAGTTCTAATTTTTGTCAACTCTTTTTTCGTATTTACGCCACTATGATCGTTTGTTCCGAGACTGATCACAATTGTCTTGGCTTCAAGCGGAGTATTACCCCACTTCTTATTCCATTGCCAAGTATTCCAACCGCCTTTCGAATATGATACGCATTCTTTTGGCGCAAACATCTTCGTTCCAACAGCGATTGAATCGCCCATAATCAAACATTCTAACATTACACTTGAATTCCTGTCACTTGCTTCAGATATTGTGTTGCTACTTGCTGACTAGTTTCAGTCGCACCAACAATGACAGTATCAGAAATGACAACGTTATTATCAGGAGCCGACATCATCCATGGCATCATCGCAAAACCTTGAGGTCCCATACCAACTGTACGAGGCTTGATAAGCTCGGTGACACCATCTTCTTGCTTGACACGAGCGATGAGCTCTTCGCCTGACATCAGCTTGATCGTATATACTTTATTCTGTTCCATTATCTTCTACCTTATGTACGTATTTAAATTTCTGTTCGTCTGACCATTCACGAAGATAATCATTGTCCTCGTCGAACAACCGAAGATATTCTGCATCATCAATCACACGAGTAGAAGTGATTGTCTCGTCAAGATGTAACTGACTAAACTCTTCAGCCTCTTTGAAAGTCACAATATCTTTGGCATCATCTGCACTCTCACATTCAACGACGTATCGCATGCGAAAGAAGTCGATTGTTTCTACGAGATACTTAGGCATCGTCTTTCAATCCCATTTCTTTCAACTGATCAGGAGTCGAGTACCATTTCAATATCAGCTCAAGAGCATCGATATGTTTTTGGATCTCAACATCATCAGCTTCCTGATCACCCCATACAAACACATGGTTATTAGCACCGATGTCTAACTTCAGAGTTTCCCATGTATTACGCAACTGATCGACAACAATCTGATCAGTTATTTCATAAGTTAAATCAATCGTATACTTACTCATATTAATTTTTCCTTTAAAAATGATACTCTACCCAATAGTAGGCAGTCTTGCCACTCGACCATGTTACCTTGCCGCCTCGATATCGTTTACCTGAAATCAAAGGAGATTCAGTTGGTAGTGGTAGTTTCTTCCATTCTTGTTCAGACATTATCAATCACCTTCTTGTAACGATTAAACGTGCCATCTTCTTCTTCAACCATGATCTCGTCGAGATTCTTATTCTCGGCAAAGATACGCTGCTCGTGATCGGCAACAATACGACCAGCTTCACGAAGTTTACGCAATACAGCATTTGCAACGCCAATATTGTTTCTCCCTGTATCGAGAGCGTCGGTCACAGCTTGTGCGCAATCAAAATACAAGTCGCTGTCTAAAGACCATGAGTGATCAGTCGCATTTGTAAAGTCACCTACACGCCGAAGATAATCTTGGCCACCATCGACAGAAATGGCACCACATGTGCATGTGACAAAATCGTGTCGATGTTTCGAGAAAATAAAGTCTCCACAACCTAAACATGTTACCGCGTTCTGAATAATCATTCTGCTATCACCTTTTCGTGCACTTGTGTAATGTGCTTACACTTATTATAGAAATTAAAACCAGGACAGTCACACACCCAACCTTGATCGAGCATCGTGACGTGATACTGTTTGCCTTTACAGTTTATATATGGCCATGTCAGACCGACCAAATGGTGGTCGTAAAAATCGATACCAGCCATTGCGAGTGGTGTACGAAAGGCGGAATAAGTTGGTGTATGGTCAATCATAGGTTCACCTTACTACAAAAATTCAATTTTGTACACCCCCTAAAGCGAGGAGGATTAAAATAATAAAAAGAAATCCATAAAGAGCGAATTTAAAAAAATGCTTGGCGACCTTAAACCCGACCCAAAGGAAGAAGCCTAAGATCGCCAAGAACGGCAACGATGAGAGGAGGAACACGATGCTCAACCGCGTCTCTTACCAGTTGCCGGATCGGCCGCTTCAGACTTGGAAAGGACAACAAGTCCGCCTTTATTATAGGCTTGGCCGATGATATAATTGCCGCTGACGGCAAGCTTTTCTTTCTCGTAAGAGGAATTCTTTGCGTAGTGAACACCGATCTCGTTCTGAGATGGGTACTTTTTACGATGATCTGATACGTTGTAATCAGGCATCGGTGTGCCACGAAGCTTAGGCTTGTAGTTGCCAGCACGGTACTGCTGATATTCTTCGAACGTCTTTGGCTTAACACCAATACGCTTGCAAAACTTACAGTCTTCGAGCCAAGCCAAACCAATTTTGGTATACTTGGACGTCGTCATTTTAGACTTACGCTTGCCATGATGAGTGGTAGTGTAAGCAGGACCAAGAAGATGCATTGTCATAATATAATTTCCTTCAGATTCTGGTATACAGCGATATCGATTAATTGTACATGTTTATTTTTAATTATAATTGTCAATCACGGGAGATAGGCGAGACATGAGTCTAACGAATTTTAGACGAGGTTTTTTGTTAAGGATAATATCGTCGACGGTGGCGGCGACAAAATAATTTTTGTAAAGGGCGATTGAATATTCGAGTGTCGGATTTTGGTTGATAAAATCGACGAGGAGTTGAATGGTAGGGAATTTAGGCGAAGAGGTGTCGAGGTTGTTGTTAAGACGATCGAAATATTGAATGGCGTACATGTGTTTTTTCCTTCTTGATTATAGGTACACCTTACCAAAGTTTTAATAAAATGTACATGTTTATTTTCGAGAAGACAAAAAAATGGGCGACCCGAAAGCCGCCCATCATGCGTGTAGCAGGAGGAACCCCACCTGTGACCCTGCCTATTCCATTCGTCAATTAAGACTCTTGCCTAACTTACACAGTTTAACTGTATATCCACGCACCACATAGTGTACATCTATTTATACACTTTGTTGACTAGAATCCAACATTTTTGCGCTTTCGGCTAAAAAAAATGCTGGTGTGTGGCCATCAAAACCACCGCCAAAGTTGAGATGACGAACCATCTCCTTGGCTTTACGCATTCCTAATCCTTTGAGTACAGTCTGATCTGTTTTGGTCTCGAGGATATCACCGCCACACTCTACATATCCAGCACCAATATCAATCAACTGGTTTTCATTTGTAATTTTGTAATTAACCATCAATCTTCTCCCATTTAAAACCAAAACAAAGTTCTTGCATCTTGCGATGAAACCAATTAGGCTCATTTCCTTCCTCGACCATCCACCAAGTATTCTTTAGTATCTGGCACTTCCATCTGTATTTAGGATTTTTGACTGTATTGACTATCCAGTCACGTCTGAGATTATCGATCATTTGAAACCTGCAAATTTAATTTTCTCGAACTTACTGACTGGTTTCGATTCATTCTCGAGTCGATAACCAGAGGCGGAGTTGTCGAAGACTGGTCGATCTTCATCCTGAACAAGATCTTCTTGAGCAGATGCTTCTACATTATACAGACGCATCTTCGAGTAGTCAACACCAATCACAAAGCGTTTGTGCACCGATGGATCGCCGTAACGATTCTTCAATTGCTTGACCATGATTTGATTAAGTTGACGTAACTCTTCACTCGTAATCAAGGCAAACATAAAGTCGGCTGTTGCTGGCAGACCGAACGATTCAGAAGTGTCTTCGAGACCAACATCAGAGTTACTAAAACCAGAACGATTAGTCTGAGTAGCAGAAACGATGGGAACGTTGAACTCGACGGCGAGGCCGCGAAGTTCCTCGGCGATCGCCTTGATGTAGGTGTACGAGTTCACGTTCGATCCCGGCTTGATCCTCGACGACGCACAGATATTCAGATAATCGATGTAGATAATGTCGGGAATAAAGTTCTTCTTGATCTTCAACTCGTTCAAGAGATGTCGGAAGTTTGCGGATCCTGCGCATGCTGTTGGATACTCCTTCACAATGAGCTTGCCTTTTGC